CAAACAAGCTTTGTCACAGGCTGCGATAGTTGCCATTGGACACACGTTCTGACCCGAAATTGTGTGTGGTGCCATGTACAAAATCCCTGTCATGAAACCATACTTCTGGCCTTTGACAGTCTTAGCTTTGGTATAGATTGCGAGGAGTTTCTTAGAGCGGTTCATGGTGTGTAGTCCTATGAATGATTGTCGATGTGCAATTATTGTCGATTGGCAAGTGTCACGTCAAGGGGAATTTATAGCCCTTTTGAGAACAGGGTCTCGACGTACAGAATTGAGACCTTGAACCTCAGCGCAGTACAGGCTGCAGCATCCTTGAAGGGAACATCGTGATAGTTCACCAAAGAGAGCATGTGAGCCAGGATCGTTTGGGGCATTGTGTTCTACTCCTTAGAAGTATGAAGCAAAGACCAAACCGAGAGCGGTCCCTAGCACTATCGCAAACACTGCATCTTTCCAATAGTTGTCGTTCATGATGTTTCCTTAGGTCATGCCGTGCACTATTGCTTAGCATGGCTCGAAGTGTACGTTGAAAACTCACCGATGGAATAGGTGGAAACCCTAAGGGATGACTAGATGAACACTTGTAGGTGACTAGAGGATGACTAGAGGATGACTGTGGGTGGGCAGAGGATGACTAGAGGATGACTAGAGGTGAGACTAGAGGATGACTAGAGGTGAGACCCTAGGTGAATCTAAATGAGAATCATTCTCAAAAAAGCAACCGATGCACATTCAAGGGCACCTGTGGATAACCTGTGGATAACCTGTGGATAACTCTCCCCTGCCTGTGGATAACCTGTGGATAACTTGAAAACAACTGAGGATTCACCTAGCAACTAGATTATGTAGCTAGAGCAACACTATATAAATCAACGACTTAGCACACCCTGTGACACTCTCTGCAACAACCAGTGATTGTCCTTTCGAAAATCAGGCAGGAAACCGAAGGGGCACGGGGGGAAATCGCCAAGCGTTTTGGTCGAATTACCCTCAGAGATTTTTTTAGTAAAACTTTTGGACCCCTAGAGTCACACCTAGAGTCCCATCAAGAACACCCCTAGATCCCTCTATGAGCTGCCTTAAGGTCTCACCCTAGGCTACCCTACGTGACACCCTTAAGATGTCTCTGAGTTGATCCTAGCTTGTTATCATTATTGGTATCATCCCTAGAGAGGACACCTATAGACATTCTATAGATGACCTATAGTTAACTCTAAGATGAATAAACTATATGCTAGCCCATGGGCTTCCAGAGTCCCCCCCTTACCCCCCAAGATATCTTTAGGTAGGTTAGGTGGATGGAAGCCTATGAGCCAGCATGAACAACGATCTACATGCCGAGCACCATAGGGAACCAGACCGGCCAAAGCCGGAACCCTAAGTGGCCTGTGCTCAGCCTAGGATCATCCCCCGGATATTTCTATCCGATTGGGCAACCATCCCCTTGGGGGATCACATCCAGGTGTTAGGCCTAGGTTTAGACCCTAGGATGTTCGACATGAACTTCTTCAGCTCCTTGTCCAGGTGCTGGTTCTTGATCTCCTTGGCTGCCTTGTTGTTGTCTCTAGCCATAGACTCAGTCCAGTAGGCCACAGCAATAGCCAGGGCATCCAGTCTATCGTCATGGGTCAAGGCTCCTCGATCTCTGGTCAACCTAGTCATCTGGTAGAACAGGGACTTCTTGAGATCCTTAGCTGTCTCAAAGTCCTTCTGGATTACCTTGGCATCCACGATCAGTCTGTGGGTACTCATGACAGGTTCCAGGGTGTCGATGATACGAGCTTCCTTCTGGGTGGAGTGTTTCACCTCCTCTACGGTACAGGGGTAGATCCTCGCCAGGACAGGCTTGATGAGCTGGGTGAACATGCCATCACCAAAGTTAGCCTCGATAATGATGTACTTGACCTGGTTCCTCTTGGCTGCATAGGCCAGAGCTTCGAGGGTCTCCAGCTCATAGCCTCCGGTGATCCCTCCAGCCTCTGTGAGGAAAAGATTACCAGCCAGAGCCTTGACCACGGCATAGCCTGTCTCATCCTTGCCCCTCCCTGAGGGATCGATGGACATGACAGCCCCGGTGTACTCAGACATATCGTCGGAGTGCCACATGGGTCGGTAGAACCTGTCCCCTGTGAGAGCCACATTGGGGATGTCATTGATGCACAGCTCAGGTGCTGCAGCCCAGGCCACCTTCAGATGGGCCATGGTTGGGTTCAGGTTCTGGATGATGAGGTCAGCAACCTTCAGAGGATACCTGTCGCCGTCACTCAGAGAGGTGTCGAGCATGAACTGCAGGGCAAAGCCTGCACGACCGTAGGATGCCCTTCGTTCAAGAAGATCAGCCTCGTCAAACCTTCGGCTGTCTGTGGGCTTCCCGACAAGCTCCCGGTTCTCTTCCAGTCCCTTAGTGATCGAGGGGGCCAGTCTGCCTTTGTAGGACTCCAGCTTATTCAGCTCTGGATACAGAGAGGGCCAGATGCGAATCTCATAGCCCCGCTCAGGGAGCTGGTTGTAGAGAGACATCTCTGTCTGCGGGGTACCGAGATAGATGATCCGTCCACCAGGTTTCAGGATAGCGTCGAACTCCTTGACGGCCTCCGAGAGCTTATCCCGCATCATCTGGGTGGCTGAGTTGTTGGGTACCTCTACGTCGTCCGCGATGAGGATATCGGCACGAGAACCCGTGATCTGTCCGGTGATCCCCACAGACTTGACCGAAGGTGAGTGGTCAGGCTGGGCAGGTCCAACATCAAACGAAATGACGGAGTCCCGCTGACCATCCTGAGGCTTCAGGTGTTGCAGCATGGGGATCTCGTTGATCAACCTCTTGACGAATGTAGAGAAAGCATCTGCTCGTTCCTTGGAGGCAGACACCACAAGGATCTTGAGCTGTGGATTGTTGAGCAGCAGCCAGCACACGAAGGCACTGGTGAGCCAGGATTTGCCAACCCCTCGAAAGGCTTCGATGACAGACCGCCTGGGTCCGCTCTGTAGGTACTGGGCAATGTCGTATTGAACCGGAGTAGGTTCAGGAAGGTTCAGGTGTTTCCAGACAACGTAGGTAAACTTGCGGAAGTCTTGGAGTACAGGATGTTGTGTAGCCATTTAAACGCGATTTAAGGTACCTAGGAGGCGTTCCCAGGGCTTCCCTAGGGGTTGGCCTAGGATAACCAAGAGAACGCCTTGTGAGCCGTTTTAACGGGTGTGCGCTTTTAGAGCTTCTAGTCCGCCGATGTGGGTGTCCTCCCAGAAGATCTGGGGGACTGTCTTGAATCCCTTACTGAGGAACTCACCAAGCTCTTCCTTGGGGAGGACCAGGACATCCATATACTTGAACTCTTCTCCCTTGGATTCCAAGAGAGCTTTAGCTTGCTGGCAGGGCTGGCAACCAGACCGACCATAGATTGTATAAGTCATGATGATTTACGGATGGGGACGATGTTGTCCTCGTCGAAGATGGGGAGATCGGCAAGGTCAGCCAGAGGGGAACCCTGAGCAGCTACAGCCTCAATCTTGTTGTCCTTCAGAAACTGTCGGGCAACATTGAGGATAGCTGCGGGGGGCAGATTGATGCCTGTCTCAGGATCAGTGAAGTCCTGGGACAGAGCATCTTTCAGTACCTCTGCCAGCTTACCGTGAAGACTACCTAGAGCCTTCTCGTCAGCTTTATTCATGGTTATAGAAATAGTTTAACTGCTTTGTCGATACCGATCGACTGAGCTACGACGACAGCCACAGCGCCCATGGCCAAGTACTTGATCTGGGCAAGAGTCCTTTCAATGCCTGCAAGAGAATTGCGGAGATCTAAGGAGATGTCTTGAAGTTTCTTCAGCTCCTCTGCGTGATCATCCACCTTCAGTTCCAGCTTAATGATACGGTGTTCGAGTTCCATGTTATGTCTTTACAATGTAGTTAAGCACAATGAGAGGGGGCGTTTACTACTTATTGAGGTTGTGGCTCAAGCTTTCCTTAAGCCATCAATGTTTGGTGGGTGGCCTTCCAGCCACGGAGATATTTCTTGCATTAGACACACATTCCTTTGAAAGAGGCCCCGCATCATTCCTGACACAGGGCATTGCAAGTCATTGATTTTAAAAGGTTCCACTAGCTGCGGAGGTTACAGGTTACCTTCGCTTGTCCATGTACCTGGGCTACCAGCAGTAGTGCAGTACCAACCTTTTGGTTGCCCAACCGCAGGCGTTCCGGCTGTTGCGGTCAATGAAAAAGAAGGTGTAATCATTTCGCCACCCAGCCAGTAGTGCTAGTACCTGATTCCTTCACATACAGCGTAGTCCCTGCGCCACCATTGGTACGAAGGAATATGGACCCCACAGCCGCGCTTAAAGCACCTTCAGGAGAACCTGTGCCAGAGGTAATAAAGCACAAACCCGGCAAGTAGTAGCGCGGTGCGTAGGTGTGGCTTAACACGTTTGGCGAGTTCAAAAACGATGGCATGGAAACGCCGCCAATGTTGACTTGCGAGTTTCCCGATTTCGCGCCACCGTCAGTCTGGTTGCTTGCGACATACACAGACGCATCAACCGCATAAATGGCGTGAAGCGGAAGGTTGCCAGTGGTGCCAGCAACGACCGTGTTGCCAGTCACAACGCTAGTGTTTGCGTACGTATCGAGGAAGATGCCAGAGTAGGTGTTATCGGTCAACAGACCAGAGAACGCCACCGTGTTGCCTTCAATCGTCACCTTGCGCGAACGGGTCACGCTCGATGTAACCGTTCCGGTGATGAAGATGCCGTGCTTTTGGCTGTTCTTGATGGTGTTTCCGACAATGGCGCAGTTGTAAGCACGCTCGTAGGAAATGCCGTCTTCGCCGTGGTCGGAAATCGTGTTGCCTGCAATGGTCACATGCTGGCCGAACCGCCACCTGACGCCCCATTGCGTGTTGTTGCGGATCGTGTTGTTGGAGATGACCGTACCAGACGCAAAGCCCTCAACACCGCTGCCCGTGTTGCCAAAGATCAGGTTGCCGTCGATGTTGAGCGAGGTTGCAAGCGCCGCAGTGTCGTAGATGCCGCCACCCCCGTTTCCATAAATCACGCAGCCGGTGACTTCCAAGTTCTTGACGTAGCTGGCTCGAATGCCTTGAGTGCCGTTGTTGTAGATGTGGCAGTTTGCGACAATCGCCGTCTCGATCAGCGGAGTCGGTGCTGGCGCGGGGAACGAAATACCTTCGTTTGTGTTGCCGTAGATGTGACAGTTTGTAATGACTACGTTGTTTGAAACCGCATCGCCTGGGTTAGGCTCAACATCAATACCAGCCTCTGGCAAATTGCCGTTGGCATTGCTAATGTCGCAGCCATCAATAACCACGTTGGACGAACTGACAACGCTGATGTTGTTGCGCCCGTTGTTGGTCAAAACGCAGTTCAGGATTTTCGTGCCTGTGCAAAGTCGTCCTGTGTAAATGCCATCACCGTAGCAGTTCCAAACCTTCACCCCTTGCACGGTGACGTTGGCGCAGTTCAGGATGATGTAAATCCCATGCCCTTGTGCGTCTGTTGACGTTGCCGTGGTTGTTAGCTTGTCGCCTTCAATCTCGCCACCAATCACGCCGCAATTGCTTTGCTCCTGAATCCAAACAAGACGGTAGTTTGAGGAGTTTGCAGACAACGCCTTGAGTTTTGAGCCAGTCAGGTTCAGGTAAACGCCGGACTTCAATTGAATGCCAGTGGTAGTTCCTGATGCGTTGACCATGTAAGTTCCGAATGGAAACGTAACAACGCCACCGCCAACAGAATTGGCGTAAGTCACCGCTGTGTTGATCGCAGCAGTGTCGTCAGTCACCCCATCGCCAACGGCGCCAAAGTCTTTGACGCTGACAACCTCTTTCAGTTTGGCATCAACACTACGGCCCGTAGATCCAGTGCCCCCCTGCTGAAAACTAACGTTGGCCGACTGAATGTTAGCCACGTTGAACGCAGAAAACGCTTGGACCTGCAGTTCATCACCTGCGGTAGCAGCCGTAGTTAATACCACAGACAGGCCAGAAGTCGCCGTGTAGTCAACCACAGGGCGCAACTCCAAGCCGTTTAACGAGACGATCAGATAAGGTGCCACATAGGTCAGCGAGGAGCCGTTGGCATCATTGCCTGTAAACGTGGTCTGTGCAGCAGTAGCCACATAGACGTAGGTCTTCATAGTGGCTACTTGCGCCGATGAAGCATTAATCCATCCCGTTCCTGTGTACACACGCATGGCGCTGTCAGTGGTGTTGTAGTACAGGGCACCAGTAATCAGGGCATTGCCATCGTTATCCACTGCCGGATCGCTGGCCTTCTGACCGAGATAGCGATCATCGAAGTTGTCCAGAGCGGTAGCTGCAGCAGCCGCAGAGTTGGCCGCAGAGACAGCCGAGGCAGTCGCGTTGGTAGCCTGAGTGGTGGCCGTGGTGGCTGAGCCAGCAGCCGCAGTTGCACTAGATGCCGCAGCTAGGGAAATGGCATCAAGCTCAGAGGTATAGGTTGTCTCAAGCCAGTTCTTTGTGACAGCATCCTGAGCAGCAACGGGATCGGCCACGTTGATGATGCGCTTGTTCAGGGCATCGAAGCGACCCTGCGAGTCCACCCGGATGGTGTCCTCAAGATCGTCCTCGGTCTCCTGCGCCAGGTACAGGTCGTAGGTAGCCAGGAGATCGAGGTCCCTCTCAAGAAGCACCGAGCCATCCGTAAAGTTCACGATGGAGGAATCTTTGGGGGTCTCACGGCGGATCTCAATGATGGCCGCATTGGCAGGGGCAGCAGCGAACTGGATCGTGCTGGCACTGAGGAACGACCAGTTGGTCACCAGGGTTCCATTCACACGGACTTTGATGTGGTCTGTAGAAATGGTAGGGAACGAAAAGGTATAGTTGGTGGTAGAGCCGTTGCCGGTATACCGAACGTAAGAATACGCCACTTGAAAAATCTCCAAAATAAAACCCCAGGTGTTACCCTGGGGTCAGATAATTACTCGTCAACAAGTTCTCTTGAAGGGAACTCTGCGGAAACTGAGTTTACGAAGTTGCTTACACCAATCATGTTGTTCAATGGAACCAGTTTAAACATCGCCTTCATATCTCTCTCGGTTGTTTGATAGTCATCCGAGGCAGCATTGCGAACCATCTTCTTGCTTGTTGAGAGGGCACCAGAGATCGTGGAGATCGTAGGGTTACCGCTGATAAAGTCCGTCATATCCGTAGACGTCCGCATCCCTGAGAACAGGGGCACAGGCGACACAGTATCAAACAAGTTGGGGAGTATAGACATCTGAGGTACCCGGCCAACAGCGTTACGTATGATCTGCGCTGTAGACAGTCTTTTTTCCGCAAACTCCTTCTTTTCCTCAGAAGACATTCCCACCATCTGGGCCTGCGTCCTGGCTGTATACATCAGCATGTTGAAGCCAATGCCCCACATCACCGTGTACAGAGTCTGCATGTCTTTATGGTTCACGGCAAAGAGCATCGACTTGTTCCAAGCCTGGAGCGGAAAGCTCATGAACTGGAACAGGGTCTTGCCCACTTGTTTACCCATGATCGGAACCATGGATGCCAGGTCGTTGTCTTGAATGACCCGTGCTGATTCCCTCTGATACGCGACGATGAACTTCGAGAACGTCTTAGGATCTTCCTGCGACCACTTGGTGAAATCTACTTCACCGAGACGGCCTGTTCCCGGCTTATGGTACTGGCGAAGACCCTGCTTGACAGCCGTAGTATCTTCAGGGCTGAGGCCCATCCAAGCGAGGCGTTCAGGAGAGATGTCCAGCTTCTTGCCGTTCACCGCATGATCCACAAAGTGGTTCACCATGGCGACCGCAAAGGTTCTTTGCTGCAGCATTGTAACCCCCGTCATCCCGGTAAATTTGAACAGGTTATGGGTGCCTGCCTGAAGGGTGTTGTCTAACTTGTCCAGCCAACGGTTGAACTTGGTGTCTCCCTTCTCACGGACCCAGGTCTGAGACGGGCTCAGAGGGTTGTAATGCAGGAGCCTGGTTCCAGGACCCGCAGAGAGGTTCTCCAGGGCATCGATCACCTCGTTGTTGACCTTGCCGGTCTTAGTGTTCCGGATGAGTGTCCCCAACTCAGGGACAGTCCGCATCACACTACGACGCATCGATGAGCCCAAGAGCTGGGACATTTCAGTGATCTGGTTGACAACGAACATGCCAGCCTTAGTCAGGATGTTGTAATCTGCGACCATCTGCAGAGACTTGTTCCAGGTCGAGAACTCTTCCAGAGGACGGCCTAGGTGCATGTCCACAATATCCACCAAGTGCTTCCGCATCTTGGATGACTGCTCATCGGTAACCTTAGAGCTAAAGCCCCTTTCGGTCAGCTCAGCGATAATCTGCTTTGCACCTTGGATACTGTAGATTCCAGTGTGATTGGCAAAGGAAACAGCAGCGGCTTGCTTTGTGAAGTACTGGTTGATCAGCCCCACTGTATCGGTATCGAACAGGTCCTTATAACCAATCTTTACTGTACTCCCGTCTGCAAGCTGGATCGTCTGGGTGTAGGTCTCATCAAGCACCGAACGCCGCTTGAGGGAGGCATTGAACGCTCCTGTATCACTCCCCTTGGCGGGTTTGCTCATGGAGGCAATAATTCGCTCTGCGTCGACAGGAGAAAGACCCCCCAGCTTGATCAAGGAATCCTTAAAGGACACCTGGTCAAACCCACGGAGTTGGTTGTCCACCAGATCCGAGTTGCGGTTAACCCTGGCTTCTTCAATGGCCTTCAGATACCACCGGCCCAGCTTCTCAACCATTTCGTCAGGGATCTTTGCGTTGGCGGACTTAAACATTCCCCCAATGAACCGTTCAACAGTCTCCCTTCCTAATTGAGCAATTAAAGCTTTCTCTTTATACGTATCAGGAATACGTGAAAGGAAAAACTCGTTGTAGTCCAATGGGTCGCTCAGCCTCTTCTGGCCTGTCGCCTCGTCTATGATCTCCCGCTGGGTCAGGCCTGGCTTTACATCCCCGCTGAATTTGCCGGGGTTGTTGATGTGATCGGCAACGTCCTTGTTTAGCCTGCGCCACTCATTGCCCACCTTAACGATGGACGGATCGTAGTCTCCAGGGATCCCGCGGATGTAGTCACTGAGCTGCTCGTTCCAGCGGTGGGTGGCTTCCGTTCGCTTGTAGAATGGAACAGGGTTGCGCTCCATGAAGTCAACGATTGCAGGTTGGAGAACCTTTGCAAACTGGTTTTTCCACTGGTTTTCCAATGCCTTCTTCTGGTCCGAGGCTGCTGGGGCCACTACCGAGTGATCCTTGTAGCCTGTGGTTGATCCGAAGATCGATCGCACGAAACTCTTGACCTCGTTGGGTACCCACTCACGGTTGAAGAAGTTCTCGTAGGCAGGGCCTTGAGAGAAACCTTTGGGGATAGACCCGTCAGGGTTAGTGGGGGGTAGGAAGTCAGGATCGACATCATCCGCCATATCCGTGCGGACAGACCTAGAGCCAGACTGCAGTGGGCCTGTTGTGGCTGCATCCCCTGTGGTACGGTTCCTGAGTGTTACATTCAGGCGTTCACTTCCAAGCTTATCCGCGAGGTGCAGACTCTTGGTGAAGGCGTTGACCTCTCCCTCAGCCATGCCAAGGATCTTGCGGATTGCCTCCACAAACTTGTTGAGCAGAGAGGGTTCTCCCTCCACCTTGATTTTGGCCAGGAAATCAACGAAGGCCTGGCGCTTGGCCGAGCCACCATAGAGACCAGCGACAAACTCAAACTCGTTCTTGAGGTAGTAGTTCTTGAACCCCTCCTTCGCGGCTTGAGCCTTAGCTTGCTCAAAGATCCCGTTTAGTTCCCCTGTGAGTTTACCTATTGCCGTGTCTGGGTTCTTTCCGCCGAACTCCATCTTATGCACAGTGATCGCATGGGCGATCTCGTGGATCTTGGTGGTGTCTGGGGTGTCCTTGGCAATGTAGATCGCGTGTGTATTGGGATCGTAGTAGGGGCTACGTCCGTTGCTGAGATCCTTCTTGGGGACCGTATACACACTCACGTCGTCTGGAAGTTGCTCCATCAGACGCTGGGCCACAACCTTCTGCTCAGGGGTCCCCTTGTCGGAGATCTGCGTCAGCACCGCCTTGACAGAACCAGCAGGGCGTTCCTTACCATTTAGCTCAGGTACACGGGTGACGTTGCCAACATCGCTTCTCTCAAACAGGGGTGTGGATTCCTTGCGGACCTGTTCAACCTCTAGTCCAAGAGAGCGGCGGACATCTGCGACTGCCGCATCGATTCCAGCGTTGACCTCGCTACGGGCAGCGGCGGCCTGCGAATTGAGCCTACTGAAGAAGTCCTCCCCCTGGGGGGTGAGCTTCATCCCTGCTTCCTCAAGCTCCTTGATCTGAACCTTGTTGGCTTCTTGCTGGGCCCACTCAGCGATTTCTCTGGCTGACGTGCTCGCATCAGGATCAGCTCTACGTCCAGACGTCAGCGCACCTACGGCTCCACCAATGGTCAGGCCGAAGAGGCCTGCAAGGTAGACATCAACAGCTTCCTGGGTGGGACGAGAGGCACCAAAGACATACTCAGCACCCGCATTGGTTGCACTAGCAGCAAGGCCAGTCTTTAGGGCCCGGCTCAGGCGAGACACCTTGTTTGCTGCCGCTACCTCCCCTGCCACGGGGATGAAAGCCAGAAGGGAGTCAACGTCCAAAATGGCACCGAGACCTGACCCAAGGAAAGCCATCCCTGGCCCCATGTTCGACAGCTCTTGCTGCCGCACCAAGGCCTCATCCAGACGGGCGATACGTCGAGCAAAATCATCGTCAGAGAGGGAGGCAGCCAGATATGCCCTGTACTCCTCAGGGCGCCCTTTCATGCCCTCCTGCAACTTCTCCGTGGTCATGACAAAATTAGGATCAGTCTGCTTGCCTCCCTGTTCCGTCAACCAGTTGTAGGCGTTGTTCTCGTTTTGGAATCCATACGAGATGGCCGTGGGGATCTGAGTGATGGTGTTCCAGGCCCCCCCATATTTCGCCTCCTTCTGGAGATCAGCCATGAGAAGCTTAGACTGACCAGGAGACTGGGTAGGAGCAATCCCTGAGGGATCTGTAGGTGCGAACTGGAGAGGGGGGGAGGTCTGGGAACTGGATTGCCCTACGGGTTGCTGTAGCTCCTTCTCTACCCAATCCCATCCCTTCTTGGGTTGGCTGTACTTGGAGCTAGGCAGGGAGGCCCAGCGACCCCCCAGCTTGTCAATGGCAGTCTTGAAGTTACCTGCCTTGACATCCTCAAGGGCTCCTTCCTGCTGAATGATGGCAAGAGCTATCTTGTCCTGACTGGCAGGAGAGAAGTCAGACACCCCCACTTTCTTCGAGAACTCGTCATAGGTGGTCTTGGTGATCTGATACCTACCAGCGGCTGTGCTGGGGCCTTCCTTTGTCCGGAGACCAACGACATTAGGGTGTGCCCCGAAGTTACTGAAGGATCGTCCCCCAACGATTGTGTTGTAGTCTGCTCCTTCAGCCTTCCCTAGTAATCCTAGAAACTTCTGTACATTATCGACATCTGCCATTATTTAACCTTTTGCTGTTCCCGAAAACGCTGCCGCTCTTCCGGGGTATCGTAAATGCTTGGCTCCTTAGAGTTTCGAGGAGGGAATGTAATAGCTGGCCCCCAGCCTGATTTCTTAGGCTTCGAAGCTTCGACCGCCGCTGCGGTTTCCTTATCAGATTCGGTCGCAACCCAAGATTTCAACTCCTGCTTGGTGACAAACATTCCCGTGGGCACCCCGCGAAGGCTCACCATGTAAGGGGCATTACCGCCATCTTGGGGAATCAGGACGAGATCATCGTTGTTGTACTTGATGCCCAGCTCCCGGAGTTTTCCTCCAACTACCCCATCCATGGCTTTACCGAACCACTTGGCACGGTCGAGGCCTTGGGGAAGCTCAGGAAGGTCTTTGTTGAGATAGATCGTGTTGTTGATCTGGGTGGTGACCCGGGGGTCGGCGTAATATTGAGCAGCCTTCTCCACCGCCTGTGCTGCATCTCCAGCCACACCCGCACTGAGATACGTCTCAGCGAGTTTCTTAACGGACTCCTTGACAACCAGCAGGTTCTTCTCGCCGTTGCCGAACTCACCTCGAAACACCTCCCCCCAGAAACGACCTGTGAACACCCCTGGGTTGGTGATCTGGTCCACTTCAGCAGTGACGCTTTTCTGGATCGACCCCCAGACAGAAGGAGGAATGTTTTTACGGTTCTTCTGGTTGACCAGGGCCGCCGCTAGGTTTGGATCGCCTACGCCATTCTCCCGCAGGGCCTGAATGTGGGTCAGGATCTCGTTGTTGCGTTCAGAGCCTGCCATCTCTCGGGCATATGGTTCTGATACTTGCCGAGTAAGAGCAAAGAGATCGAGCGCTTCCAGGGTGGCAGGAAGGAGCTGACCAACAGGCTTGCCGGTAGCATCAATGTTCACTTCGCCAATGTTGTTTACAGCCACAGTGACCCGGCGTTCCCACTGAGGGTTCTTGATGCCGGTTTGAGCGTACCGACGAATAAGCTCCGTCGGGGACAGGTTCGGTTTCTCTTTGATGAAATGCTCCATTGCCGCCGCCCCAATGTCTTGAGCCTTGTAGACTCGACCGGATGGCATAGGAATGTCCTGAACTTCTCGGCCACCATTAATTGCAGCCAGGGCCTGCTGGATTGCAAGATCATTCTCCCTGCTCTTCAACAGGTCCTCATCGAGCTTTGCGATCTCTCGATACTTTCCAGCTACGACAGAGTTGTTGTGGTCAATCAAAGATTGAACCGTGGCCGACCCTAGGACCTTCGCGTACTTCTCAGCATCCTTTCGGAATTGATCTTCATTCAGTTCACCTCGGCTGGCCGAAGCACGAGGGCCTGCCAGCCAGTTGTCGGCTTCAAGACGTGCGCTCTTGTCAACAACAGCTTCAGCATTCTTCTGGATGATCAGCGCATCCTGGTCCCCGAGGAGAGACCGAATAGAGGGTCCGTTATTGGGGAGCTTCGAGTTCAGGAACTTATCAAGAGCTTCCTGGTTGCCATCCCCGGCCATCGTCAAGGCAAAGTTCTTGAGGGCCTCCTTCTGCAGCTGGGGATTGAGCAGGACCTTGGTGGACTTCAGGAGTTCGTACATGGCTAGGCCTTGCTTGACCAGATCGTCAGGGGAACCCCCTTCCCTCTTGACCGTGTCATAGACAGTACGGAAGGCCTCTGAGGCATCCTGAGAAGACTTCTCAACGAAGTTCTTGTCGAGAACCTTGTTGTTGGCATCCAGGAGAGACTCGCGGACCTGAGCCCAGCGTTTGTCAAAGCCAGCGACCGCAAACTCATCCCGCCCCTGCAGTAGCCTGTTACGCTCATCTACCAGGTACTGCTCAAGGGCCTCCTGCTTGGGAAACGACAGATCCCCGCGGTTCATCTTGGAGATGGTCTCGTTGGCAGCCTGGTTGAGAGCGTTCTCACCATAGATATGGCTGGAAGCCGCGACAAAGGCGGGGGACTGAGAAGGTAGGATCTTCTTGTCCTGGATCGCTTTGCCCAGGGCCTCAACCGTCATGGAGTTGGCCCATTTACTGGCAGCCGCGCCTTCTCTCCTCTCGGTCTCCGCCTGAACCTTTTGGCCCAAGACATCTAGACCCTGCTGCACCGAGGGGGCTCCCAGGGCCGCAGCCAATTGGAAAGCCTTCGATGAGTTAGGATCAGCAGTTCTTGCCTGAACTGTTTGAATGTTAGGGGCTGCTGTAGTTTGCAGTGCCGCAGCACGGGGATCGTATCCCACTTGAACTCGCGCCATAAATATTCCTTAATTAAGATACGTATTTTTTAGCTGATTCACCAAGCCACCCAGCCTTGGCACTTGCAGTACCAATACGGAGTGCTGCACCCAAGTAGTCTGGCATATCAGGTGTCTTCAGGCTGTTGATCTGACTTGCTGCGTTAAGGTCGATGTTCTGCCGCTGATTAGCGATAGCCATGGAACTGTTGTCGTAGTTAGTGACTACTGACGAGTTGAAGCGGTTCTGCTTGGTTCCGAGGTCAGCCATCAGAGCGTCCACAGACAACCCTGAGATGCCACTCTCTCCAGAAGACACTGTGGCAGTTGACCTTGCAGCCCTTGCCGCCATATTGTTTTGTTCAAGCTGCTGAGATCCAGCCGCCCTCTCCTGCTGCTGCATGAGGTTCGTCTGGTTGATGTTGGCAGCCCGTGCAGTAAGCGTATTCTCATACTGACGTTGGTTGGCAGCAGCCTGTGCCTTGGCGGCGTTTTGCTGAGCAACGAGTGAGCCCGCAGTGGAGGCGACAGTTAGAGCTGAAAGAAAGCCTGGAGAGACTGCGCCCCCAGCACCAATCAGGCCTGCCGTTGCAGCCGTCGATGCTGTTGCTGCAGCGCCAACCAATAGTGGGATACACATATTTAAATCACCTTTGAAAAACTAATGAAGTACTCCCCATCTGGACCCATAGGTTCAGGGGTTCCGAAATTGAACCCCATCCACTTGAGCCAACGAATATGCTCAGTGTTCTTGGTCCACGCTACGTTGAATAAATGACTATACCCCTCAGACATCTCCTCAAGATAACTGCTGCATTCCTTGAGGAATGGCTTGCGGATCTTCTTGAGGAGGTCCGAGGCCAACATCCAAGGGACACCCACCCCACCCTTCTCCCCTCCCACACCGAAGATGCAGACCACCTTACCATCGAGGAGAACCGCACGGTTGTACCGGCAGCTCTCCATGGCCCTCTGCAGAGCCTCCATGGGGGTAACCCTGGCAAGGTGCCAGATCTCGTTTTTGTCTTCTTGCCGCATAGTCACGGACAATTCGAGAATGTCTTTATGGTGTGGGGGTCTTACAAGGATATTAGGTGGGACGACTGCGCTTGACGTAGAAGCCTTCCCAGTCTGCACTGAGGAATGAACTTGGGAGTGGACTGTCATTTTCAAGGGTGATGTTGGTGCCGATGTTCTGGCTGATAATTGGAACGATGAACCGCCCTTCGCTAATACCGTAGCTCCCAAGGGTGGCTGAGGATTGTCCGAGGACCTTCCCGGAGAACACATAGTTATACGTCTCTCGGCCAGCAGGGGTTACCTTGACCTTGAAGTATCCGGCATCGTCATAGTTGAAGGCCATCTTACGCAACTGCAGGCGACCTTCGGTATCCGCCTTCTGGCCTCCACCAGCCGTAGGGGTCCTGACGACAACTGTGGAAAGCTGGTAGGTGAACACATAGCGGCGACCGAACGTATAGGTCCCACCAGTGATGTTCCCCGTAACCTTCGCGTTAGTCCCATCCCAGGTCACGTTCAGGATCTCCCCGGGTTTAAGCGTTGGGTGAGTACGAACGACGAGTTGGTAGGTGCCTACGCTGGGGGTGTATCCCAAGCTGGTCAGGTTGATGTTGGTGAACCCAGAACTGAATGACACATCAGCAGAGCCAAGCTGAACCTTGCGATCCAGGTGAACGTTGTAAGGTTCGCTGGGACCAATGTCTCCCAAGGAAACCGTAGCCTTCTCCAGGAACACACCGTCGGACCTATTGATCACCAGGTACATATCCGAGCCAATGAAGTCCACATTCAGGATCGTAGAGTCAGAACCATAGGTCCACTTCGACCATGAACTCTGAAGCTTCTCATTGGCGTTGAAGAAGTACTTGTAGATATACAGGGTGGATGTATCTGCAGTAGACAATGCAACCAGGATATCCTCGTTGACAGCCGTGGCAATCTTGTAGATACCCGAGGCTATGTACTGAGGAATGTGGGCAGTGATGTCAATGGCATCGTTGGCCTGGTTGTTCACGTCCGGGAAGTACTCTCGGAATGCAGAGTTGGCTCCCTTGTCCACAGCGAAGTACACATTCTTCCCCACACCTACAGGCTTGGCAATGATGTTGCAGGGGAATTCGGTCACCACATTGATGCCGATAGTCTTGGGGGACAGGATATCCCCCTGGTCAATCATGAACTGTGTCTGCTCAGAAAACAGAAGAAGTTGCTTGTTGAAGGGGACAGCATGTTTGAGAAGAGAAACCTTGGTGTGACTGGCATTGACATCTATGGGGTCACTGTCCAGCAACTGGGTCACAGTGGTACGCATGAAGCTGAA